GCGGATCTGGCCACCATTCCTCTACGAAACTTCCGTCTCGTGAAGGTGGTGAGATTCTTGTGTCAGTTCCTTGCGCACTGCTTGAGTCGCTGAGTTCAGCCAGGTTGCAAAAGAGACAGGGGGAATCCCCATCCCGATGCAATCCGTCCTGAACACTGCATACCCTGCAGTCGCTGATGGATGCGTCAACCTGTTGGCAGACTTCTCCCAGATCAACTCGATTTTCTCGAATTGGACGTTCTCGTCCTCCGATGTATACCCAGTTAGGTTTACATTGGAAGGAACTAGAATCGTTACCAATTCCTGAGATTGAGCGTCTGTGAGTAAGAATGCCCCATTTGTTGAGGCAGGCGATTTCGTCTCCATCTATTTGGTCCTTTCTTTGGACTGGACTAAAGACTATCCTCTTTTGCTTCCAAGAATGAAGCTCAGTGTCGTAATGACAATGAGTATCAAACAGAAAGCTAAGATGGTATAGCCCAGAGCCAGGTTTTCTTGCTCTGGGGATGGTACGTTTCACCACTCGACATAACAAGTCTCGAATGGTCTGGGCAACTAGCCACTGGCCTCTTTGATAAAAGAGATCAGCGGTAGCATTCCAGCTCATAACGGTACTTGCATCCCAGCGTTGTGAATCATCATGCGGCACCATTCTGGCGTAAACCGGATTAACCGGCACGCCATTATAGAAATCCGCACCACAAGATTCGCGAAAGGCAGAAGCCTTGAACGACTTGTTGATGTTAACCTTAAGAGCATAGCTCTCAAGGTACTTCACAACAAAGTCCGTGTATTCTACGGGGACGATAATATCATCTCCATAGATATCGATCAATTTGCCATAACGACGAATCGATCGAGAACTCGGACGCACCCCATCGAGTATGTGCATTGCTGATTGAACAAGGGTGTAAAACACCATTGCTTCTACAGGAAAGCATAAAGCTGATCCCATAGACGCATACTTGAACAAGACAATGTTCGTACCGTTGGGCAATGTAGCATGTAAAGAACGAGCATCCTCGAGGTATTCGAGGAGCCCTGAGGTCTTAAAAATGCGCTGAACTAAGTGCAAATGCACCCGATCAGACGCATCCTTCAGGTCTAGCGTAGCTAGTCGTCTATCTTTACTTGCTTTGTAGGCGAGTCTCTGATTCACGTCTTGCCGGGTAAACCGGATCGACGATGAAGTCAGTGGATGAGTCTCCAATATCGTATATACATGGTCTTTTATAGACTGCTGCATATACTGCATATGTGAAGGCTCAATCGCAATGACTCGTGGCGCCGTCTGAGTTTTAGGCACGAATACAACTCGCACAGGGAGTTCATCCCTGAGATCAAGGTATTCGACACCTAATTCTCGTTCGACTCTTTCCCCTGTACCCCCGACCGCTCCCGCAATCCCATAATTGGGATAGCAATGCAAGTCGGAAGGGAAAGAGAGCTCCGATCTCTGGTTCCACAGACGAATCCGATTCCTCTCATTGGAGAGTAGTCGGTCGGCAGTGACGCCAGGGCCGTGATGACAGACAAGATCGAGATAATCAAGCTCAGGAAAAACCTGCGCCCAAATAATCCCCGATATTTTGTCAAGGACATCGTCCTTCCTTTCTATGAAAGGTGTGTCACGACGGAGTTCGCCTTCTACTTCTATGAAATGCTGTATAGCCTCGGCATTACGCTTTGGACTACACTCAAGTTTTAGCTTCTTAAAGAAGCGACAAACTTGCCGAATACCAGCAATGGTAAACGGGCATGGCTCATGAAGTAGCCTACCATCCTTATCGAACACACGTTTGAAGAAACCTCCCATAAAACGGGGGAGACTTCCATGCCGAGCAAAATTACTCGGACATGTGAACGTCCCTGTTTCGATGCCTCTTTCGAGAGCATCAGAAAGCAGAGGAAGTGTTATCGTCAAAAACGATAATCCTTCGTGTTCACAACGATCTGCAACACGTTGCAGATCGCGTTCTACGGACAAGTCTAGGTCCATACTGAGTTGTCTCAGCACGGCCTTGACGAGCATGGTCGGTCTTTTCATTGAAACCTCCATTTTAACGGGGGAATCAAGACCGTCTAGGCTTACTCCAAGTTATCGGAAATTACATCGACACCCTTAAGAAGCGTTTTTACGCGAAAGGAGTGAGACGAGGAATTCCTTGAGAGACTTCCAGATAAACGACATAAGGTCGTCCTTCTGTGGGTCCGACATCAGAATTCTCCTCCGAGAACCTTGTTATAATTGGTTGAAGACAACCAAGTTTTCAAGGCTTCGACGATGTAACCGATCTCTGTATCAGAGAAACCGGATTTCGGCTCATCAATAACAAGATAGGCCGAAACTCCCAGGTCCTTGTTAAGGCCTGAGATTGGGTCAGCGGTAATCTTATGCTGACTCAAACGGACTTCTCGGCGAAAACGACTGGCAGTAACATTCTGCTTTGTCGTCATCGTCGTGACGCCGTCAGCGGATTGATAAGTATTTACCGTTGGACCCATAGAGGTCCGAGGCAAAGAAATAGCAACCGCATTGACTGTCACTGATTGAGGATCTGCAAGCACTAGAAGCTCCTAACTTTACGCATTACAAGCTCGTATACCGTACGAGCACGGTAGTGTGTTATCGTAACCGAGACATGCCTAGTGCCCCAAGTATCGATAACTGCATACCCGAGAGATTATTATCTGGGGTATTCCAACCAAAAGGATCCCCTACGGATCGGACCTTATGGGCCCAATTTCCGATAGAGGTGCCTGAGACTGATATTTCTTCTCCGCTTTGCCTGAGAAAGTATGATGTACAGGTATTAGTCTGTATACCACCCCTCTCATGCATTACGTAGAAGTAATCAGCGGCTAGTCGATCGGCAACGCCAGCTTCCATATTTTGCAACATGGAACTGACGTTAACAAACCAATCTCCTAGCCAAGTCCAGGGTAGAGCGTTATAAACAACGCTAGGACTGGGATAAAGGCCAAAAATACGGGCCATCATTGCCGCAGTCCAAACAACATCCCTGGGGCCATCAGGAAGATGATACACGAAGCGGGCCGAAGCCCACGCGCGATCATAATCCTTGGTATGTAAATCAGAAATCCCGGGTCGAGGATAATACTGCGTAACAAATCCAGGTGACATCACCTGGTACGCAATAGTCGTCGATCGAGATTCACTGACTACATTGTCAAACAGAGTACATCTCCGTCTGACAGGCCGGCCGTTATCTCTTAGGAGCTGTTTGAGTCGCTTTTGCGCGCCGATTTGTGTCAGCACGAAATTGCGAATATCATTCAGCAACGGCTTCCACCCGAATTGAAGAGCTAACCAATAGTTCGGTATAGCATTCAATCCGGAACTCAGAAACCGCTGTCTCAACATATCAGGAAGCTCTCGCAATTCATAAATTGCATTTAGCCCCTGAAAACTTGGTTGAGTAGGCTTCATCCTATTGTATGCGTCGCTTCCCATAGTAGATGTAACGGTGGCAAGATTACCACCAACACTACCTAACCAGCCGATGTTTGGACTAACTCCACCAACATAATATTGGTTGAGAGGTCCACCTCGCCAGATTTTTCCGACGTTTAGTAGCGGTGTTTCAAACTTATATTGATTAAGAATGAAATCACCACCGACTGCACGACCGGAAGGGAAGTTCGGATATCCATAGTGCCCTTCGCCACCTAACATAGTCTCTCGATAGATTGACTGTGTGTTGGTTTTGGAGGACGCTGGTGAACCGTCCAAATGTTCAACACCTGCAAAGATGTTGATAGTTTGATTACGGCTCTTGGACATACAAGATAACTCCTTTGGTTGAGCCCAGCATTTTATTGCTGGGTTACGCGGAGTGTTCCGTAGAACGTGGGAAGGCCTTTAGGGGCC